CCCGAACGTGCCGGTGCGCGCAAGACCTGGAACCCACCAAGCGTTGGTGAGCTGATGACCGTCCTGTCGCCTGCTGGTGAGATCGACGAGAAGTCATTCGCGGTGCATGGCGGCTTTACTGATGAGAACGCGGCACCATCCAGCAATGGCGATGCCACGGTATTCACGCTGGGCCCGGTCACTGTGACCGTGATTGCAGGCGGCGCGACAATTTCTGTGGGCGGCGTAAGCGTAGCCATAACATCTGCCGGCGTTGCCATCACGGGCGGTAAAGTCACCCACAACGGCACCGATATCGGTGCCACCCACAAACATGATGGGATCACATCTGGTCCTGCTGAAACCGGAACCCCAGTCTGAGGAGACCACCATGGCTGACACCACCAAACCCGACCCGAAACTGGCAAAGCACACCTATGTGCTTCAGACTACTTCATGGATCGGGCCGCACCTGAAGAAGGAAGGCGACGCGGTCGAGATGACCGAAGCCGAGGCGCAATACTATGTGCCGCATGTTCTTCAGAAGAAATCTGACACGCGCAGCGCGTCCAAACCGGCTGACCCGGCACTCGCCGCAAAGCCTGCCAAAGCGGACAAAGGCTAAGGCGTCATGGCTGGGATGTGTCGACATACGGGGCGTCGCCTGACGGGTTGGGATCACATTGCCCAATCCCTGTCGGTGATCTTCACCACGCGCATTGGCACGCGCGTGGAACGGCGCAGCTTTGGCTCTGCCGGCAAAGAGCTTCAGGACCGTCCCGGCACGAACGACACGATCCTCGATTACTATGTAGCCATTGCCGAAGCCATCGACGCTTTTGAGCCGCGGGTGTTACTGAATGGGTTTCGTCTCGTGCACATCGATGAGAACGGCAATGGTCAAATCATGGTCGATGTGACCGAAACATCCACAGGCCTTCCCCGTGAAGTCGAGGTGCAGGTATGAGCCGCTTTACCCCCATTAACATGGCAGCTTTGCCTGAGTTTACTATACTAAAAAGCCTGAGCTTTGAGGATGAACTGGCGGCGCTAAAACAGAGATTGCTGCGCCGGGCAGAAAAATACGATCTTGATTTGTCGGATGTGATCAATCTCGAAACCGATCCGCTGCATGTCATCTACGAGGCCTTTGCTGAAGAACTCATCAAGCTCTACGGTGAGGTCAACGACCAAATTCGGGCTCTGATCCTGACCGATGCCGTTGGCGCTGAACTCGACCACATCGCCGCAACCTATTACGGGATTGCCAGATTAATTGTCACACCTGCTGATCCCGATGCTGAGCCACCTACCGATGACGTGCTGGAAGATGACGAGGATTTTCGTGCCCGCATCGCATTGGCCCCTGAAGCATTTTCAACGGCTGGGTCGGAAGGCGGCTATATTTTCCACGTTCTGGAATTGGATGGCATTGCCGACATCTCTGATGTTGCACCCTATTCTGAGGATGACAACGCGACTTACACAGATGGCTTGCATGCGGATGCTCACACTGTTGGACTACGCGCAATGCCTTTCGCCAATCGTGCGACCGGGGATCCTGTATTGGCCCCCGAAGTTTTGATCGTGATCTTGCCAAAGGAAGCCTATGGGGCAGCCGATCAGGCTTTACTTACGCGTGCTTTCCACGCGGTGTCGCGTAAGGACGTGCGTCCAATTGGCGACAACGTGCGGATCGAGCCAGCCACCGCGTTCCCTTACTTGATTGAAGCCAAGCTTTTCCTTGATGCAGGCCCGTCACCTGATGTGGTGATCACTGAAGCAAAATCCGCAGTTATGACTTATGTGCAATCACGCCGCCGTATTGGGGCACGGGTGCAGCGTATTGGCATTGCAGCTGCGTTGAAAGTGCCAGGCGTGCAAGAGATTGATCTGATCGCGCCAGCGGCTGACATCCTGCCCGGATCAAAAGGCTACGGCGAATTGAGTGATGACCCGATCATCACGGCCGAAGTGCTTACGGAAGGATGGCGCCCATGACGATTGAGGAACTCGTCCACCAGACCCTGCCTAAGAATGCTACGGCTTTGGAACGTGCCGCTGCTGAAACTCTATTCGAGCGGCTCGACGAAATTCCAATGCTCATCAATACGATTTGGACGCCATCCGGTTGCCCGATCGCGTTGCTGCCATTTCTTGCCTGGGCCGTCTCAGTTGATGTTTGGGATGATAACTGGCCTGAAGCCGTGAAGCGCGATGTGATTGCAGCTGCGCCCATGGTGCACCGCAAGAAGGGTACGTTGCTGGCGGTTGAGACAGCACTCAGTTCCCTTGGCATCCGCTCTGAAATCACTGAGTGGTGGCAAGCTGTGCCTGAAGCACGGCGCGGCACATTTGCAGTGACAGCATTTGCCAATACCCACCTTATGCCCGGCAGTGCGATCCTCTCGGAAGAAGTCCAACTTCAGGCGTTGCGCCAGATCCAAGCTGCCAAGCCCAAATCACGTGCGTTCACCCTTCAGATTGGGGCTGGGCTTGCAGGTCAGATCGCCATTGCCACGTGCGCATCCGGAGCCCAGTTCGGGCGTTTCACCGCCGTCGCGACAAACTAGGGGAATGCCATGAATGACATCATCGCGCTCAAAACCAAGAACACCAACGCAGGCCGCGCCGCGATCCTCAATGCCAGCAACAACGGGTTGGAAGGGGTTATCACCCATGTCTCATTTGGTGACGGCAACGGCGTATCCTACACACCCAATGGCACAGAGATTGCCCTGCGCAATGAAGTGGGCCGGGTTGCCATTGGTGGGGGCAATCGCGACGCGCCAGATCAGGTGACGATCCAAGGCATGCTTGGTGATATCGGCGAGCATTGGATCAGAGAGATCGGGTTTCACCTGTCGGATGGCACGCTGCTGTCCGTCTGGTCAGAACAAGACGATAGCGGCGACGATATTCTCCTTCTCTATAAGAAGGACGGGGTGCCGTTCATCTTTGCCTTCACGATCTTACTGCCCGATCTTCCCGATAACTCAGTTAACGTCCAGGTGAGCGGCCCAACCGTTAACGTGGTCTTTGACACAGAATTCGCGCTCATCATCGCCAATCAGGCGCGGATCACTCGCCAACAATGGCACCAACAGGAGGCGTTCTACGCCCAACATGGACACTATCCAGGAGGTCAATCATGACAACGGAAAATCAACAGATGCTGGCCCAACTGGGGCTGCTACATGATGATATGACAGGCTTGCCAGCGGAAATCCGAAATACGCTTGGCGCGGAAACAGCCAAGGTTGATGCAAAGATCACATCGGTTGATACTTTGCTGTATAACCATGCCATTTTGCGCCAATCCCCAAACCAATATGGCAATCTCGACACCAATGGGAACTTGGATGGCTGGGTCAAAAACGGCTCTTACGACATTTCATTCACGCATGTTCGCAATATTTCGGCGGGTACGCCCTATGCAGATCGCCCTGCCGAAGATCAAGCCGTGCTAGATGCGATGGGCCGCGCAGGTGCACGATACTTCATGCCGACAATCCGCGTGTTGCGTGTTGATTGGTCTGGCGCACCGTCCGATGTGAGCACATGGCTCATGTATCCAAATCAAATTTGGCCGGGTGGTATGCACCATTCGGTGGGTGCTTATGCGCGTCTTGTTAGCGGCAATTGCCACAGCGGGTTTTTCCATGGGATCACACCGGAATGGGGTGAGTGCGGTACGAGCCGCGACACAGCTCCCGGCGTCTATATTCATGGACACCCCTATGTGACGACCGAAAGCGGTTCGGTTGAGTTTTTCTGGCCCGCCGTTGTTCAAGGAGCCGTCAAGTTTGACCGCACCATCCCACGATGGGGATACTACGCATCCCCTTACGGAACCCAGAACCGTGACATAGCGGTATAAGGAAAAAATCATGAGTGAAGCCCCTCAAATTCCAGAACAAGACTACAGTAATGCCATACCATCTGCCTCGGTTGTCAAACACAAGGTTCGCGAAAAAATCGCCGCGAAGGCAGGCGATCAAGCGGCTCTTCTGGGTACCACGGCAGATGGTACACAACTCGCGATCTACGGACTTGCCGTTCTCGTGGACAAGCTTTCAACCGCAAATTCGCTTGCTGAGGTGCGCGAAGCGGCTGCGCCATTTGCAATGTTTTCCGCTGACTTCCTCGCCAAAGTCGAAAGCGGTGAAGTGGTCTTACCCTTCATGCTGAAGGGCGTGGATACCGTTGTCGCCGACATTGAGAAACGTGCGACCGCCGTTTCGGATGTTTTGAAAGCTGTATCGGAAGGATAACTATGCCCGATGTCTCATGGTGCAAAAAAGGCGGCTTGCGTGGCTATGTGACCACGCGGGTCGTAGCTTGGAGCCTGATGTGGAAAGGTTCCCCCTACATCCTGACGATCCCCGTTGGCCGCGAGTTCGAAAGCTCGGTCCCGCGCAGTCTGCAATGGCTTTGGTCACCAGATGATCCGTACTATCTCAAAGCTGCATTGATCCATGATGTACTTTTGGAAAGCGGATCACGTTGGATTGAAGCCGATAGCCAGTGGTTTGCCGCTGCCCTCAGCGAGCGTGCGCCGCGTATCAAAACCGCGCTGGCCTGGACAGGCATGATCCTGCGTCGGCTTATCCAGTGGTTGATTACGCAATAAAGCTTGGCGGATTGGTCCTGACCGTGTATCCCGTGAGCATCCCCAGCATCACAATTCACCTTTGGTAGCACCTGCTACCATAATGCCGTGCGCGTGCGCGTGGGAAGAAAGCTCCAATTGAACGAGACGATCTCGACAGATGGAGTACCCTCATGGCAGCCGATTTTCACAAAGGCATCGGGACGATTGAGAACCTGAAAGGCGGGCGGCCTGTGCAAGTGGCACAAGCTTCTACCGTCGCAATGGTTTTTACAGCCCCCGACGCTGACAATACCAAATTCCCATTGAACGAACCGCTGGCCATGGTCGGTGGCTCCGAGCTGTTGGAAGATATGGGCACCACAGGCACTGGCCCTGATGCGTTCAGCCAAATTTTCGCAGAAGGCACAGGCGTGAACGCCATTGGGGTGCGTGTCGAGGAGG